TTGAGCAACATCTAAATCTCTTTGAAGATTTACAATTTGTGTTTCTGATTCGTTAATGGTTTGTGTAAGATTAAGTACGTATCGAATAGACGTAAAACTCCCCACCACTAAAGAAGCAACAATAGGAATAAAAATAATGTTCTTCTTAAAGAGGTCAGCTATGTTCATTGTAGTTTAATTACAGTTGTTTTTGTCTACATCTACTGGTTTGTCACCAGAGAAGACCCAGAACCAAGAAGAGATCTTTGTTCCTTCTTGAGTATAGGTGCATTTTTTGCCTACTGAGCAGGCGCTCAAAGCAAAAAGTAATGCTAGCATTAAAAATAATTTATTCATTTTTTTCCTTTGTTTTTATTGTGTACTCATACGTCTGTTGTTCGGCGCGTTCTTTTTCTTCGTTTAGCTGACAACATGTACCTGATTTTTCTTTTTCTTTGGTATGCGTATTGCAGCATTTTGTTTCGTCTATTGGCACGCTTCACACTCCTCATTGTTCACTGTAGCTCCCTGGGGATTACAATTACATTTTTCACACGGACAGACACCAGTACTATCTGAATGTCCTTTTACATTACAATGACAATCACAAAAACAATCTTTACACTTCATTTTTTTTCTTCGATATCGTAGAAGAATTTATCGGAATCTTCTGTTATCCATTTACTATCGTCTTCAACATTCCATTCCGTGGTCTGAACTTTCCAATCAACAGGAACTTCATCTTTAACAGTAAAAGATGGAATACTCCAGATTAATCTATTGTTTGGTTGAGCTGCATAGTTCCCGTTCTCCAGGGCNAGTATGTGTGCGCACTTATGTTCTTGCGGTATTTCGGAATGATCCGTGTCTACTATATTACTCTCTGGGTGAGCCCAGTCAACAGTAAAAAGATAAGCACCCGTGTACCATTTCTTATCTTTACCTATAAATTTTCCTGATTGTCCGTCTAGGACATCGTAACTAGTGATAGCAGGATAATAACTGAAACAATTCCAAAGCTCCAGCTCGTCCAAGCGCATCCCAGGAACTTCCTGTGGCTTAAATCCTCTTTGTATAAACGCACTAATCGGTAGGCGATAGTAGACAGCACCATTTTCCATAATTGCATGAAAGAGTATAGGACGCCCTGTAATCGATGCAATCCCAAAAACCATACAGTCTTCCACTTCTCCATGGTGTTCTTTAAGGTCATATAAATATTCTCTCCTAATTTGGGCATATGTTACGGGTATGTTTGCGTTGAGATATGCCATCTATCATTCCTTAAAATGCAGCTATTATTAAAATAACTACTACAACAGCTGCTGCTATTGATATTTTTTTATGAGCTTTTGCTTCTGCCCATATTCCTTTAATAGTTTCCATAGTTCCTCCTATTTAATGTTTCCCCAGTTAGTACCTGTTTCGTAGTCTACCTTGTTTGGTACCTCTAGTTCAACAGCTGATTCCATTATATCAACTATCTGTTTAGCTTCTTTATCATCTTTTACAGAAATGTCCAACTCATCATGCACTTGTACATGTGGTATAATTCCTGCTTTATGTAGTTCTATCATAGCTTTTTTAGTCATATCTGCTGCTGATCCTTGTATTAATTTATTTAATGCTTTGTAAGTAAAGGCTCTTTTGATCCCTGGTCCGTGTTCCAAGAGCGCTTGATCATGAGGTAATGCTTTATGAATACCGAATTGATTTGGTTCCCATAAAGGAAAACGACACAGTCTTCCAAGTAAGGTTCTTATCTTACCTGAGTCTTGTGCACGTCTCATCACTGCGTCCATTAACATTTTAACAAATGGAACTTTAGCATGATACGTTTTAAATAATTCTTCTGCCTGAAGTTTACTTACACCAAGTTCTGCTTGTAGTTTATTTTTTCCCATACCATAAAACAAACCAAGATTAATTGTTTTAGCTTGAGGTCTAGGTATGTCTGCCATGTCTGCTACAATTTTATGAAAGTCTGCATCTCCTGCTTTGTAAGCATCGATAACTTCATCAACACCATAAAGATTTTGTAAAGCTGCGTAATGCACAACGAGTCTAGGCTCTTGTTGATTGTAATCAAAGCAACCCCAAGTACATCCTTCTTCAGGAATAAATAATGATCTGATCCGTGGTCCAAGTTCCTTGTTCCGTGCTGGAATCTGCTGTAAGTTTGGATTATTCATACTGAATCTTCCTGTCACGGTTCCTCCACCATCACCACGAAGTTGGTTAATTTCCGCATGAATCCTACCTTTTTTACTATATTTTAAGATGGTATCAATAAAAGTTGTATGAGCTTTATTAAGTTCTCGAGCTTTAGCAATACACTTCACCACATTGTGTGGGTGATTCGCTAAAAAGTTTTTAGTAAAACTAGGAGCTTCTGTTTTAACTGTTCGATCATAAGGTAGACCTAACTTATCAAATACTTTAGCAATAGATCTTGCAGCCCAGATCTGAACTTCTATCCCCCGTACTTACTAACACCTCACCTAACATTTTTTTCTCTTGTTCAACTAATGTTTTCTTTTCGATCGCTGCTTGTTCTTGATTTACACGTACACCGAGAAACCTCATATCAACTAAACAGGGAAACAATTCTGTTTCCATATTAAAGATTGCTTCAATATCCTGATGTAAAATTTCTTTTTTTAATTCCTGCCACAACTCCAGTGTGAGTTGGGCGTCACGCTCTGCGTAAGCTCCAACGTACATGGCTGGTAGTTTGTACATCTCTGCTTTAGGATCGACTCCCCATGATTTAGCTGCTGCGTATAAAGCTGATTCATCTTTACCTTTACCAACAAAATCTCTTCCGCATCCATTTAAATCATAACGTAATCTATTTTCATTAACTAATGCGGCAGCTATCATCGTATCAATGATTCTACCTTTAACTGTTAGACCTAATGATCTTAACCAACAGACATCATACATAGCGTTGTGAAATATTTTATCAGACTTAGTATTTAAAACATCTTGTAACCATTTTAAAACCATCTTACGATCCATATTACCACCGCCTTCATGAGCGATAGGATAATAAGCACAGAAATCTTCGGTTGCTAAAGAAATACCAACCACATCTCCAACACCAATAACTGATCCTGATCCCATTCTTATATTTAAATTAGGATCTTTTGTTTCTAAATCGATTGCTATTTCACATGCTTGACTTAAGTCTGGAAAGTCTTCTGGTGGGAGCCACTCTGTTTGTGGCTTGAACAGAGGGATTTGCATTATTTTTTAATGATCCCCCAAGAATTTTTTTTGTCTAATGGATTAATAGTTTTAACTTCTGAATAATCTCTCTCAATAATCATATCAATATAATGTTTAGCTTTTTCCAAATCTTGCCTCTCTCCTTTATGTGCGTGCCTGCAGATATATTTTATAGCATTTCCTTCTGCAAAAAGCAATTTGTTCTTGTTNATAAACTCACTNGGCTGCACTGCCATNTTNTTGTAATGGGATCCACCCACTTGTTTTTTNTATACGCTCATATTCTAAATGCCTTATAAATATCTTTAGGTTTAATAATATGTAAATGGTCCTTGGTTCGTGTTGCACCCACATAGAATAATCTATTTTCGTCATCAGGATAACGATCCATACTTTTTTGAGTATTTTTACTTAAATCAGTTAACAAAACTACATTAGAACATTCTGAACCCTTGACACCGTGAATGGTTGATAATAAAATACGCGGATCTTTATTTAATAATTCACCATTTTCTCTCATCTTTCTAATATACTTCACTTGTTTAGGTGGAGCATCGTCAAACGCTTCATACCACACAGACTTAACTCTAAGTCCATGATGATTAGAACATTCATCAATACTATAAAAGTTTTTCTTTATCTAAATATTGTAAATTTTCTTTTGCATAACTATTAGGAGACATGTAAGAAGCAATTCTTTTTATCTTTTCATGATCTAAGTGCTTGTTTTTCCTCCATTCTTCCCAGTCTATAACTGCTTCGTATAAATCTTTTTCGTATGCTTTTTTGTATTTATTTTTGTAATATAATCCTTGAGAGTAAAGTATGTTTTCTAAATCATTTAACATATACCTGGTCCTAGCTAAAACTAACCAATTACCTTTTCTCATATCTACATCTTTAAATTCATTATAATAAGTTAACATTCCTTCATGAGTTTTTGGTTTCCATTCTTTATGTAAACGATTAGAAATTCTTTTAACAACTCCCATAGCTAAGTCATGTACTGCTCTTGGGATTCTATACGATTGAGTTAATGTTAAAACTTTTCCTTTCTGTGTAATAAAACTATCTACATCTGCTCCTGCCCATCTAAAGATAGCCTGGTCGTCATCACCAGCAACAAAAGAGTCTTGAGCATTAAACATAAGTGCTGTTGCCATATCCCACTGCATCCGAGATAAATCTTGAGCTTCATCAATAAAGACTGTGTCAAATTTAGGACAAACATCAGACTTAATAAATTGAGTAATCATGTCATTAAAATCTATAAGACCATATTGTTTTTTATATTCTTCTAATTCACTACTTAAATTTTTTAAATCTCTTACAGATAAATCTTGGCTGTGTTCTTGTAAATTATATTGTTGTTCAGGTGTAATACCTCTAAGTTTAGCTAATTGAATAACTCTTAAGTAATCACTGTTAGTAGTAAACAAACCTGTTTGTTCTTCGTCCCATTCATTATAATCAATACGCATATTAATTTTCTTACCCAGGTCTGCGTAATGTTTTCTTTGCATTACATTTTCTTTTTTTATTCCTAGCTTTCTAAATGCAAGTGAGTGTAAGGTTCTAAAGTAAGGGAGATCATCTTCAGATAAATTAAATTTATCCATCGCTCTATCTCTAGCTTCGTATGCAGCTTTTTGTGTAAAAGAAAAATAACCAATTTTATCAGGATCTGTTTCTTTTAAACAATTATCTACTTCATTAAGAAGTGTAGTTGTTTTACCTGTACCTGGTGGTCCTAATACAATTGTTTTCAAAATACTTCCTTAGGTTTAAATTGTTTTGGTCGATAGACATTGTCTGGTTTTTCAAATTCTCCAATCGTCATTACTGTTTTGTTTTTCTTTCCAATCATTTCTCTTTTAATATTACATCCACATTTATCTCTTAGTAACATT